ACAAACCGCCTACTTTATTTTTCTTCTGTTTGGCCTTCTACAAATCTTGTAAAAGCTTGGTGCATACCAGTAGATGCTAATCCCATCAACGCACCATAAACCGCATTTTCAATTGACAATCCACTGACTGCTAGGTTAAGTACTAATCCAACGAATGCAAGTACTGTAGGAATGTACTTGTTCGGAAAACTTTCAAATGATGTTTTCAAAATGTAGCCAACAATCAAACAAGCTACTACAACTACCAAAACAAAATATTTACTTAATTCTGCAAAATCAATCATCTTATATTCCTCCTATAATTTAGTTACGTTTAACATCACATAGCCTTCTTTGAATCCGTCATTAGTAGTGATGCTGCGAATCTGTGTCATTCTGAATAAACCTGTATCAGTTTCTTTTCCTTCATCTAAAGATACTTGTTTAAATAACACGTAATCTTGTTCATTGATTTGTTTATCTGTCAAATCAAGAATAATAAAGTCATGTTCCGTAAAGAAATTCCATAACTTTGTATTTAAATTGATTTCATGAACCTTAGTCATATAAAATCCTCCTATTAATATAAAAAAAGTGAGGTAAACAAAAATGCTATATTCTGACAAATTAACATCTTGGTTAAAAGAAAAGAAAATCTATCTAAAATACAGCACTTACACAAATTATTGTAATGTGATCCACAATCACATTATGCCAAAACTAGGCAATTATCAGATTGAGGAGTTAAACAACGATATTCTGCAGGAGTTTATTCTTCAAAAACTTGAAAATGGCCGTAAAGACGGAAAAGGTGGTATATCATTCAAATATGCCAAAGACATTATTCAGGTTTTAAAATTTACACTTCCATTCAAAGTCGATATTCAACTACCATACCATCCTTCTAAGGCGGTAGAGATTTTTGAAAAAGAAAATCAAATAACATTGATTAATCACCTCCAATCTGAGATTAATTGTAAAAACTTTGGAATCCTTTTATGCATCCATACAGGAATACGCATAGGTGAATTGTGCGCTTTGAAGTGGTCTGACATAAATGTACAGACTAAATTATTGAACATAAACAAAACCATGATACGAACATACACAAAAGAAGATGGTAGCCATCTTTCAATAACACCACCTAAATCACGTTCCAGTGCTCGAATGATTCCATTGAATACATGGATAATGCACTATGCAATCCTTCTTCAAGGCGAAGAAGATAACTATGTATTAACAAATCGAGATAAACCAATAGAGCCAAACAAATACAGACTTTACTACAATAGAGTCTTAAAAGAACTCGAACTACCGCACCTCAAATTCCATGCATTAAGGCATACATTCGCAACAAGATGTATTGAATGTGGATGTGACTACAAATCACTTAGTGAATTGTTAGGTCACTCCAATGTATCAATTACAATGAATATCTACGTACATCCACAGATGGAATTGAAGCGTAAATGTGTTGAGTTACTTTGTGATTATTACAAGTAGTCAATGTATGTCTTTTGCTGCAAATTCCACAGGCGGTTTATACAATCATTCTATGTCACTTGACGATATAGGATATTTATATTATGGTGCATTGTTGAATAGTAATGGTAATCAAATGGGTGTTCATGACCATGAGTCTAAAATGAAAAACGCAAAGATACCATTATTGCAGCCATACATCACAGTATATTTTTGGCGAAGAACCACATAGTTAAAGTATGTCCTTTACACTAAATTCAAGCGATGGAAAATACAAGAACACTCACTATCATGTTACTTCGTTTGGTTGGGATGGAACTAGCTTTTACGCAGGTAGACCAGATGGTGCGAAAAATAATGACTATTCCAGAACATCAGTTATTCCAAACGGATATATAGTCAACGCTAATTCTTCTATAGCCGCACAAACACGACTAAATTGGACAGATGATCGTAGTATTAGCAATGTACAACCGTACATTGTTGTTTTCTTTTGGAGAAGAACCGCTTAATTTATGCGATCCTTTTCCAGAAGTGTACTGTAATATACGGTTGGATAGTACTTGAATTTGAAGTGTTTGATTCTATTTTATATGTCATTGTATTTAAATTTTTATGGCCTGCTTGACTACTATTATTAAAATATGCATTTTCTGTGCCATCTTTTGCACCATCTTGCCATGAACCATCTGGCTTACGCACTCTAAGATTTGCCGTAGCACCATAATACTCATTTACTTTTACTCCATAAATATGATTATGGTTATAATTACCACCTGTATTATTGGCAGTAAAGGACATACTTGTACTACCATCATTACCTGTACCCTCACCAATCAATGTACGCCCTTGTCCAAATTGTTCCCAGGTTCCACCTAGAAAGTTACCAGGGTTATTGTTGTTGTATGTGATATAAACAGAACCTACTGGATACATCGCACTCTTGATTGAGCTTACTAACTTATCCAAATCACGATACATAACATTGCTACCATCATTGACTAATAGCTTAATTGAGGATGTGCTTTCTTTGACCGAATTAATTGCTAGATCACCATTGATTGTTAAAGTATTCGCACTGTTTCCATCTTGGCCAAAGAAAGTTAATGACTTTCCATCTTTACCGAAGTTTATCAATGTGTAAGTTGGTGTTACAGTTACGATTTGCCAAGAATAATCACTCATGAACTTATCCTTAACACCGAATGCAATTTCATATGTAGCAGTTGTTGAGGTAAATAAATTACCTGCTTTGTAATCTTGTTCAAGAGTATAGTTGTTATCCCATGAGTTGATTTTCGTCCAAGCAGTATCTCCACTTGTTCGATACTGAATATAGAATGATGTTACATTCTTGTTCGATAAACTTGTAAAACCAACTTTGAAGTGTAGCAATGCATACGTACCACTTGATTCATCTACTGTATAGCCTGAGTTAGCACGTTTAGCACTTACATTTGTAAGACTAGGTGGATAGTATGCAACCACATTTACTGAACCACTATTAGTAGCACTTCTACCACGTGAATCTGTAACTGTGATTGTATAACCTATACTTCCACTACTTTGAATTGCTTGAGTTGTAAATGTGCTACCAGTGTATGTTTGGTTGTTGAATTTAGTCGATACAGATGTGATCGTTGAACCTTGATTTCCGCTTGTTGCAATCGTGAATTTTAATTTCGATTGATTCTGAACATATTGTCCAATGCCTGCACAAATTGAATTTGTATCAGAAATACCAACAGTTCCAATCGTTGGAACAATGCTACTTCTAACTTTGATAGTTGCATTTACTGACTTTGAGCCAACGGAAGTTGAACCACTGATTGTTTCTAATGTAAATGTAGCAATATCACTTGTTGAATCAGGAATATTCTTTTCCCAATCTGTCGGAATGGTATAAGAAAAGCTAGGGGATGTTGTACCACTAGCTATTGTTCCTATTTGTATTTTTGTTCCATTCCAAGTTACATAAACTTTATGCGAAAAGTTGCTTGATGCACTTGTACCACTGATTTTGATCACACCACCACAATCAAGACTTGGTTTATCAATTGATGGAGTAGTTGCACGTGGTATTGTCGTTAACTTTAAACTTCCACTGCATGAGCCTGTCGTTGGTAAATATGTATCTCTGTCTGCATTATTAAATGATGCACTGACTGATATAGATTTAGAACCATCTGCATTGTGTGATACAGTAGTTGTTCCACTTGCTACCCATACAGTAGCACCACTGTTTACAGTAGGTGTATGTACTGCATTGTGTACTACAGTGCCATTGATATTAACCACATACGTTTCTGACAAACCATAGTGATTATGATATGCAGTATTTGAACGGATACCAACTTTCCATGCAATTTGAGATGTGTTATTTTCAATTGAATAAGATTTCTCTGAAACATCTAACAATAACGAATACTTGTCCGTTTGTCCTGTTCCAATCCCTATGTTTCCACTAAATTGTGCCATTCAATCGCCTACCTTATCTTTTTAAAGTCCAATGAGCCATTAGCTCTTGGTACAAATCCAAAGTTACCGATTTTTAAAGACTGCGTAAATTGACCATCTGTAATGTACATTGTTTGGTCGTTTATATATGTTACCTTTTCACCATTCTTTTGAATCGACCATTCTTGATTCGTGATTTTAGTCTTAAATGCGCTATCTGATTTGCCTAGAGTTAATCCATCGTTGTCAAAGCTCATGTAATTGTTTACGTTGTCTGTAGTTTTCTTCAAACCATCAACACGACCATTTACACTGTCGATTTGACCATTCATCTCATTCTTTGCATCATTAACTGATTGATTAATTGACCATGTAAAGTCCTTTTTCGTCTGAGTGAACTGAGTTGATACAGTATTTTGATAATGCTCAAATGCAGAATTTGATACATAAGTTTCAGAAACCTTTGAAGTGATTTCATTTGCCTTAGTCTCAACTGCAGATTGTCTATCAGTACGTTCTTCATTTACAGCTTCCCATGAACTATCGCAAACTGGTGTTGTATAAGTCGTTGAATCAGGGTCCTTATAAGTAACTTTATATCTAGTCCATAAGTATTTACCATTTGACCATGTAGGCATTGATTCAACCCATGAGCCTCCAGTTTGCTCAGTCTTGGAATCACTCATATAATACTGTTGCGTCATACTAGCAACACTAGTTCCCGTTTCTCCTTGAGGGCCTGTTGCACCATCATTTACTCTAGTTAATGTAATTAAAGCAACGGCTTTAACTTTCATATCTATCCCTCCAATTGAGCACTAAATGTAGCTTTGTTCGAAACATCACCAGCACCGATTGTATAAGTTGAACCTGTTGCTACTGCAGTAGTTCCTCCATCTTTATACCATTTGATAGTTCCAAGAGCAGATAATGCTGTTCCAGTCACTTCAACTCCGCCTTTATAAACGTGAGCAGTTAAAGTTGTAGCAATAGCAGTGTTTTTGAAGATAGTACCTCCGCTAGATGTGATTGCCATTGTGATAGCATCCTTACCATTTGTTCCATTGATTCCATTTGTACCCTTGTAAGATACAGAAAATGATTCAGTAGACTTTCCATCTGAATAATTCACTACTGTTTTTGTCCATAAATACTGGCCGTTCTCAACATTAGGAACTGTTGGACTCCAAGTTCCTGTTGGAGGAGTAGTGCCACTTGTGCCTGCTTGGTATGTAACTGATGTTGATTTTACAGTAACACTTGTACCGTTTGAACCATTTATACCATTTGTACCTTTATAAGAAACTGAATAAGCTTCTGTTGATTTACCATCTGAATATTGTACTACAGTCTTTGTCCATAAGAACTGTCCGTTTGCTACATTAGGCACTTCAGTTTTCCATTCTCCAGTTGGCTTAGTAGTGCCACTTGTACCGACTTGGTATGTTACAGAAGTTGAACTTACAGTAACACTTGTACCATTCTGCCCTGTCTGACCCTTGAATGCAATTGAATAACTAAAAATCTTGTTAATAGTGATATCACCATCAACAACAATAGGAATAGTGATAGTACCACTCTTAGTTAATGCAGATGTTGCAGTAATAGTGATCGTTGGCATTGGTGACTTACCATCAGAAACTGCTGAAATTCCTGTAGGACATGTAATAGTTCCTACCGTGCATGGAACCTGTTCACTACCACATAATGCCATCACCTGTGTAGTAGTTGTCTGTGTACCGTTTACGGCACTAGTAGTGCCTAAGAATGTATAATTATCATTTGTTAAAACAACGGAATATCCATCCGTTAAGTCGATTACGTCAATCTGATTGACTGCTTTAAGTGTTGTCATATTTTGTTTCCTCCTAAATATTTAATTCGCAGTTAAATACTGCTTTGAATTTTATGTCTTTTGCTGCGATTGTAAAAATAAAACCATTGTCATTCAATCTAGGATCATCCAATGGTATTTTTGTAAAATCTTTTTCACCATGTTTTTTAATAAGCCATTGCAAATATGCACCATCGCCATACATTTGCCTTAGCTTTGTTGAATTGTCTATTATTGTGCCGCCAACATAAATGCTAACCGTAAATATAGTAGCTACATCACTATTTTTGAATGTTGTTCCATTGCTCGAATCAATGTAAAGCATTACCGCATCTTCACCATCGAGCTCTCCACTATTTACCTTATCCACAACGTCCTGAGCTTTTGATAATGCGTCTGAAGCATCTTTTTTTGCTTGTGTTGAATTATTTAAGGCATTGTTAGCAGCATTAGTAATATCTTTTCCTTCAGTTTTAGTAATGTAGGTTTCAGATACACTAAGCTTAATACCATCAGTTGCCACTTTAATCTGAGCATCTGTCTGAGCTTTAGAATAATAGTTGTTGGCAAGATCTTCTTTTATACCATCAATCTTATTACTAGTTTCAGTAATCTTAGTAGCTTGAGCAGTTATTGCTTCATTAGTTTGAGTAATATTTGTTTCAGCTTTAGTTACACGATTAGTTAATGCTGCTAAATCTTTCTGAGCTTGTTCTGCATTAGCTTTAGCAGCATCTGCAGTTGATTGTGCAGTCTTAGCATTGTTTATTGCGGTTTGAGCGTTAGTTTGAGCGGTAGTTGCATCTTTCTGAGCTTGTGTAACATTTGTTTCTGCATTTGATAGCCTAGTCTTTGCATCACTTATCTCTTTTTCACTTGCATCAACTCGACCTGTAACTGATTCTAGGTTAGCTTTTGCATCTGCCAACTCTTTATTAGCACTATCCAAATTTAATTGAGCACTGTCTGCTTTTTTCTTGGCTTGGTCTGCTAAAGCTTGAGCACTCTGAGCATTACCTAATGCTTTATTCGCTTGAGTTTGAGCATCTGTTGCTTTCTTTGTTGCATCAGTAATATCTTTCTGAGCTTGAGTTGTATCAGACTGCAGCTTTTCAATCGAACTTGCTTGAGTAGTGATTGAATCGGCATTTTGTTTAATCTTTGTATTCAAAGAACCTTCAATCTGAGTCAATGCACTTTTAGATGCATAATTTTGAGAAACTGTAGTCGATAACTCACCGACTTTCTTTTCAATCTCAGTGCTTACATCTGCATGAATAGATTTTGATTCGTTAGTCAAATCAACTTTGGTAGCATATGTTTCTTTTACTGAATTGATTTCTTTAGCATTTGCATTTGCTTTATCAACCGCATCTTGAATTTGTTTCTTTGAATCAGTAATATCACCTTTAATTGCATCAATCTGTTGCTGAGCTTTACCAGTACTAGTATTCGCATCTTGTGCTAGTTTCTTTGCTTCGCTTGATTGAGTATTTGCAGTATTAGCCAATTCATTTGCTTTACTTGCATCTGTCTGAGCTTGTGTTGCTTTATCAACTGCCTCTTTGGATTGCACATTTGCTTGAGATACTTGAGTATGAATCTCACCGATTTTTGCATCAATCTCATTCCATGTGTTATCAAAAATAGCTTTTGTATACTTGATTTCATTTGGATTAGTATATGTACATTTCCATCTTTTCCATAGGAACTTATCGCTTTGATAAACTACATTACCAACAAACCACTTACCACCGATTAATTCGGTTCGTGATGTTGAATAATAGAACTGTTCTTCGGCACTTACGAACGACTGACCATCTTCACCTTTAATTGTTGACCATCTATATTTTGTTGGATCATCAGAACCATACTGTTTTGAATCTGAATACTGACCAATAAATTTACGATTTGAGTCTGTCAAACTAAAATCAACACGACCATCTGAACTGTTTGCATAGGCAATATGTAAGTAAGCATTTGCACCACTCTGACCATCTTGTAGTCGCATTACAGTAACTTCTGCAGTTGCTTTAAGTATTTCACCACTCATTGCTTTAAATCGGTATACGGCCTTTTCAGTGAAATCTGAAGCATTGACTGTGATTGTTTGACTCGTTGATAATTGCACATCATCTTTAAACCAAATGATTGAATACTGAGATGTAACTTCAACACCACTAGCCTTTACGATTGCGGTCAAATCTGTAGTGTCAAAATCTTCTTTAAATAAGATTCCATTACTAGATACGATTGAACCTTCATAAACTTTTTTCAATTCAATCATCTTGTTCATTTCACTGATCAAAGCCGAACTAATCTGTGATTGCTTTTCTTCAAAGTTGTCAAAGATTGTCTTGCACTTCTCTGAATCTGTAAAGCAAATCTCTTGTTCTGTGATTCGTGCTTCTAAATACAATGTAGGATTATACTCTGCATCTTCAATTGTGAACGTATCACCGATACCCGCATCAATATATGCATCCACATCATAAGTAACTTTAGGTACACAATTCTTTTTCAATTCTGCTAAAGCTTGGCCATATAAGGCTTCAACATTTTCAGTTTCATAAGACCACATTTGTACTGCGTACATATCATTTGAATGATTTGTGAGTAATGTTGAAGGGAATCTATCCCTTGCTTGAGGAGCTAGAATTGTATTTCCGTTTACTTTATATAAAACATTTCCATTTGTATCTTTTACAATTCGACCACTGATTGAGTTAAGTTGTAATCCATTTGTTCCTGTAGGTCTGATTGCAGTGTATAAATCAGTAATATCACTTGTTTTCGTGATTCCGTATATATCATTTGGATATCTTAGTGTTGTGCTGCGTTTATCATTTCCGATTCCTTGAACTGAATCAGAGTGTTCTCGGTAAATATTCAACACAACATTCTTTAATGAATAATCATCATTCAATTGAGTTACGAACTCTAATTCTGCATCGAATACATTTGCGATTGAATACAGTCTTGCAAGTACAGTATCACTACCAGTCCATTCATGTGATATCTTCTTATTCGATACCTCGTTTGTACCTATAATAAAAGATTGCTCAAATCCATAAGCTTGAATATATTCCACAAATGACATTGCTCTAGGTGATTTATATGCATCTACATATTCATTCGTTAATTCTAAGCAAAGGCCATAGGCGGTAACAGTTGTTGTGTCACCACCTTTTTCAACACTCATGATCGTTAAATGGTAGTCTTTACCTTTGCGTTTAAAACTCAATTTATTTCCTTCAACTAAAAAGACTGCATCATCATGTGCAGTCATTGTAGTAAATTCAAATGTATAAGATGAGCCTTTTAAGTATGTATGCAAGATTTCATCAAAGTAATGCATTGCATTAGGCACAGTGTTGTCTAGAAACGCTAGAACTTTATTGTAAGGATTTAATATTGCAATTCTTATTTGTTCCATTATAACCATGCCTCTCTAATTTTAGCTTTAACTATCGGTTGAGATTTCGTCCACTCTGAACACGTAACTTTAACTTCTGATGTTCCGACTGGCGCTTTGAAGTACTGAGTACCTAACACCTCATCTTCCGGTCTAGCCATGCCATTCACATAAATATGAGATGACTTACCATCAATCGTGATATTTGTTCCACTTGGGTATCTATTAGGAATATCTTTCCATTTCTCTACATTCATCTTTTCAAAGTCGATAACATCAAATCCAATCATAGACATGAACTTATTGCCACCTCTATCACCCCATTGTTTAACCGCAATTTGAATCTTTGCACACTTCATGTTTTCAATCTCAGGAATGTAGAAGTTGTAGTATCTTGCCCAGAAGAAGAATCTGATATTTGCTCCTTCTTTTAAAACATCGCAACTTCCCCATTTGTAATAAAATGGATTCTGAGCTTGAAGATGCGATGTGGTGAATGACCATTCTTTTACAACTTTTCCGTTTGCATAAACTTGATAATGACCTGTATTACCTACTGAATCCGTCTTGTACCAGTTACATCCACAAATCAATTTATCATCTTCGGTCAAAAAGTTGATACACATTTCACCAGTCTGTCCCATAAGACCGGCATAAAAACATAAATGAAACCAACAATAGAAGTTCTTAGCTCCGCTAGTATCTCCGCTTGAATCTGCAGGTAATACCAATGTTCTTAATCCGCCATTTGCATTTCCTTTTTTCGTTCCAGCAGAGCCTAATCCAATAAATTTATTACCAAACCAAGTATGTTCGGCTAATGTTCCATTCGTTCCATAAGTTGGATGCATTACATCCGTACCACCAATATCATCATTGCATTTATAGAAATCATCAATTGATGCTAACCATTCACTTTGTTTGTACGTCTCGCCATCCAATTCTTCGATTTTGCCATACTGCATAATTCCTTCTTCAGATACCAAACCAATATATCCTGTTTCAGATGTTGTCTGAACATCATAATCAATACTAACTGGTACAGTTCCTTCATTGACAATGTTCAAAACACCATCAATAGCATTAAATTCTTTTTCTATAGTTGAATATTTCCTAGGGTCTGAGCAATAGATTTCGATTTCACCAATCACGTTGTTGCTTCCGCCATCAACCTGTGTATTTGAAGCCTTTGTTCCAATGAAATACTTATCGCTTTCATCGTTAAAAATGACTTTTACTTGCTCGCCACTCAACAATTTATTCATCTTGTTGTAAGCTTCTCGAAATTCTCTGCTTCCTCTAGCTCTCAACTGGTACCTAACAGTAATCGTTCTTGCTGAAGTTGTTTTATATCTGTAATAAGAACCATCCATTCCATCAATTTCAGTATGTGTTACTTCTGATTCCATCAACTCACGTCCTGTTACAGAAAGTGTACGATATCCATCTATTTCATTTTCTAAATATACGCCATTATATGACATGGCTTCTGTCGGTAGATTAGTACCGACGATGCCACTATTTACTGTATTTACGAATGTATACATTATCTGTTACCTCGCAATCTTTCATTGAATTTAGAACGTTTATCAAACTCACTCTGATTTGCTCTATATGTTGCACGTGCAAATTCACGATCATTGATGTAAAGAGGGGTTTCGATGGTTAATTCAGCATTGTTTGTGTAGTCGTATTCTGAGTTCAAGTCGCTCACAATGCCTCCAAAAGCCATTTTTGGAGTATTCATCATTGGAAAGTATAATAAGTCCTCTGAAGCTCTTTTTACGTCAGAATACATGGATTCAAGGCCTAGAACAAAGCCTTTTCCAATCCACATACCATCTTTTTTAGTAACCTTTGATGGAGATCCAATCTTAGCTTTAGCCTGAATTGCTGCATCCGCAGCAGCTGCTAAACTAGCGGCCGCAGCTCTAACAGAACCTTCACTAGCTCTTAAACCATTCGCCAATCCTTGACCAATCATACGACCACAGTATTCTGCTCGTGATTGACATGAATTAAATGCAGATATAATTGATTGACAAGAACTTTTTGCAACTGATACTCCTGTTTTAAGACCACTACCTAACCCTTTAGTAAAGTTAGTTCCCATTGCAGTTCCTGAAGCAGTAGCTTTTGCTTCTGCATTTGTCATTGCGGTAACAATTGCGTTAATAGACGTTACTGATGCACTAGATGCACTTGTAAATGCACTACTAATTGTTGATGCTACTGCTACTAGCATGGCTAAACTTGTTGCAGTAGCCATTACTGAACTTGCTACAGGTGCAATAGCTCCTGCAAATGCAGTCATAGCTCCACTTGCAACTGTTAATGGTTCTGAAATTTCACTTAATGAGCTTAAAGCATCTGATAATGATGGAATTGTTGCCGATAATGATTCAATTCCTGCTTGAGTTGATACGATCATTGTTAATGCGGTTGCTAATGCCATCATTTGAGCACCAATATCGCCCATTCCACTTGATGCAGTTGCAATAGCTCCAATTCCTACTGCTACCGCTCCTAGACTAGCTCCCATATCAATTAAGTTAAGGCTCGTAATAATCTTGATTCCATTTGCTAGTTGTTTGAAACCTTTACCTGCATTTAATGCAGACTGTCCAATAGATTTAATCACTCCAGATACTGAATTTAAGATTCCACTTACTGTTTCACCAAATGATTGAATTACATCTGAAATTCCTTCAAAAACATCTTTAATAACTGGACCACACGCAGATACAACATCAGCAACACCTTCGAGAACCATTTGCAAGCCTTCACCTTGTGAACCGACTAATGCCATAGCAGCACCAGTGGCAAGAATAGCCGCTGCCAACGCTAACCATGTAGTTGGAGGTACCATTGCAATTGCAGTTCCTAAACCTGTAAATGCAGTTGCTAAACCCTGGCCGATTCCTTGCGCTACTGTACTGATTGCAGTACCAAATGATTCAATAACAGTACCGACCCCTTCTAAAGCCGATTTAATGCCTTGCCCGATACCTTGAAATGCAGTACTAATAGCTTCTCCTAAACCTGTGATGATTCCCTTTACACCTTCACACACAGAAGAAATAACATTAGAAATCCCTTCAAATGCAGAATTAATAATCTGAGCTGCTTTGGATGTTTTTTGTGCAGTTTGTATACTTGCATTCCCAATATCAGGTACACCACTTGAAGATGGGCTAGATGTTGGAGCACCTTCTGTACCTCCAATGCCTTTGATTTTATCCATGATTGATTTTAGCTTTGAATATCCACTCTTTGCAGAGCCAACAACTCCACCAATCATACTAGATACTTTGCTTCCAACTTTAATACCAACAAATGCTCCTGCCAATAATTTGACTGCTCCTGCAAACTTCTTGACATCTTCCGTTTTCAGATTAGCTACAAAATCAGCAATTTTCCCTGTTACTTCTGATACTTTAGATACAATGTTTCCAATATCTTGACCTAACTGCTCAAAGACTTTACTATCCTGTAACTTATCCATTACATTTCCGATAGCATCCTTGATTTTATCGAACATCGTGATTGCGTTTTGTACTGCATCTGTTTTCATAAAGCCATCATAGAATTGTTGGATCATAGCTTTTGCATTGTTCGCTCTGTCTGCCAACCAATCCATAGCCTTTGATACATTTTCCATGACTTCTGGTTTGAAATCCCATGTCAAACCATCGTCCTTAGTTTCCATGATTGAATTTCTAAAATCGTAGATTTTGGATTTAATCTTTTCTAGATTATCAACTAATCCGCCCATAGATTTTGACTTCATCATATTGTTCATAGCCGACATAAAGCCTTGTTCAAGGTTCTGTACCGCACTCTTGATGTTAGTCATGGATGTTTTAACACCTTTGGAAGCTTCTAATGCGGTTTCTGCAAATCCACCAGTTTCTGTATCACATTCAATCATTGCATCATTAAACTGATCAAATGTAATCGTTCCATTCTGCAACGCTTCATACAATTCATTTGCATCTCCACTTGCAATACCTAGTTTCTTAGATACTTTAGTTAATGCAGGCGCCATTGTTTCCTGCAAGGTTCTCCATGACTGCATATCAACCGTTCCTTTAGCAAGCATCTGTGAATACTGTTGTAATCCACGTGATGCATCTTCAGAACTAGATCCACTTGCTAAAAACGCATGGTTTAATGCGATTGTAGTATCCGTTGCCTTATCAATATTGCCTGTTACGGCCGACAACGATTTTGATGTTGTAACTACGTCTGCTAATGATGTAGGCAAGCCTTGAACTGACTGATTTAACTTTGCAACACTCTTTTGAGATTGCTCAACTGAGAACCCCAAAGACTTCATTACTTTTGGATAGGATTGCATGGTATCAAATCTGTTTATAGCACCATCAAAAGACGAGCTTAGAACGTTCATTGTTGCGCCAATAACCTTTGTTACACCAACGCCAGCCACAATAGATTTAACTCTATCGCCAAATGATTCACACGCTCCTAAAGCTTTTTTCATTGTTGAGGTCATGTTTTTATCGGTTGCCGACAATATAGCCTCAACGCTAAAACTTTCCGCCATTGTTATCCCTCCTTCTTTTGTTCTGATATGAACTGTGCTAAACCATCAAACTTGCTTTTTTTCTTAATGCCCATAACTCTGTCTAACTCCTTTTGATAGTCAAAGAATTTATTGAAGTTCGTATATACAGGTTTTATTTTTTTGCCTACTGGCTTCCTTGCACTTGCTGCCATATTCAAATAAGCCTGCAAGTGTAATTCGTAATGTTTATCTACAATTTCAAGTTCTTTAGACTTCATCAAAAGACGATATTCGTAAGGAGTAATATTATCTACCTGATCCAAGTTTTTGAATCCTAGATACCTAAAACAAGTCATAGCGACACGTTCATAAAATTCATTAAATGTTTCTTCTACTTCTTCTCTTCTTTCTCTTCTTCCTGCATGCTCGTCATCAGTGATTTCACTTCTTTCTTGCACGCATTCGCTTGAGATAAAAAATTGATTACATCCTCAAAAACTTTGTCGATATTATCAACGTCTTCTAGATAATTTTCGACATCCGCTTTCTTTAATCTTGGTGTTTGCCCTACATTCATGTAGAAAATGCAATCTGCTAATGCATCAATATCACCGTCAATGATGCTTGCAACCATAAATTTCAAGCCTACTTCTTTTTTCTTGCCTGTATTAGGTACATCTACAGTTACTTTTTTGTTTACCTCGTGCAAGAATCCAAATCCTGCTACTAGTTGATAAATTTCTCCATTTACTTCAATTTCCATGTTTTTACTCATTCAAAGTCCTCACTTTCTAAATACAAATATAAAAGGGGCTTTTCTGCCCCTATGTTTCTATACGTTTCCTGTTTCTTTAGTTACATCTTTATAAACGTAAGATGCAATTTCCTTTTGTTCTTTTGTTACACTCGCATATCCATCTGCACCATTTCCATTAGCTCCAAACGTTAAATCAACTTCAACAGAGTTTTCTGCTTCAGATGAAATCGAGCATTCTGTTAAATATCCTTGGTAGTATTTAGCTTTAAACTTACCGGCATTTGTTTCAGTTCCTTCTTCTGCTAGATTTACTTCCCAACATTCGACTAGTTCATCTGCCAACATAGCCTTTTCTAATTTATCAATGATTGCATCACCTTTTGGCATAATAGATGTCGATGTGATTTCAATCTCGGCTACTGATGGAGTACGAATTGCTCCATCTTTTGTAGCAGTAGTATCTGCATCTTTAGTAACACTACGTTCATTTTCTGTTGGGAAAGCAATTGCACTAGCATTTTCTTTCTTTGAATCTTTTGCAACTCTGAAAAGATAAATAAGCTGCTTACCATTTACCGCTTCAATTACTTCATCTGCGAACATCTGTAAATCAAATTTCATTATTTTATTCCTCCTGTAATTCTAAAATCCAACTCAAGAACACCGTGCATTAACGGTTCACTTGTACTTGTATCAGGTAATATCCGTTGGTTGATATTACTAATTCGAAAAGCAAAACTACTTGTTCTACTAATCTGTCGAGCTACATCTTTAACGATCATCATGATTTCCGATAATTCTCCACGCTTCCTAGGATTGTTGTGCCAAACATCCACAACTTGCGTGATAGTGCCTAAAATCATCGTTTTATTTCCATAATCGTCTACCAATTGACTATTACCGATATAAACATATGGGTACGAAGTTCCTTCACTTGGGAGAAACGTATCGTATACATTAACATTTTTACTTTTTAACGCTTTTTCTAATTGCACTTTTAGTGCAATGAATAACTCTTGTTGCGAATCCATATCATCACCTACTTAACTAGCTTTTTCATATCTGACTTGAATATTGGCACTTGTTGTTTAAACGCAGGTCTGACAAAAGGTTGAGCATCCATAAAACGTGTTCCAAATTCCACGTAAGGTGCATAACGTGTTGTTGGCCCTTCTGCATACGTAAATCCACCATCACGTGTTTCACCTCTGATACTTCTTTTCGTAGCGCCTGTTGAATATCCTTTAGTAAATACCGCATTGCTAACAGTTTTACTTTGCAATTCAATACCATTTTGTTTGACTACTGTTTTCACATCGTCAAGTGTGCAGTTCTTCTTCAATTTCTTTTGAAGTTTGTCTAATCCTCTTATTTCAACTTTTGCCATATCTACTGCACCTCAGACAGAATAAAAGACTCCTTTGTTCGGAGTCTTCTTGAATAATCAACTTTGTATTTCTTTTTACCGATTCGAATATGATCAAAAGGTTTTTCATAGATATTTTGTATATGACAAGTAAGGCTTCCTTGTCTGATTTGCCCGTATACTTGCATCATTGTTTCAGTTCTTGTGTCCATTACGGAAGCCATTACCATTTCTTCTACAAGCGAATCATCTTCATAGTTGCCTGTGTTCTCGTTATAAGAACCTTGCACAAACCTTTGAAAGTAAATAGGTTTATCGTACCTCATAAGAACCGAACCTTTCCTTTATTTTGATTGGCTTGCTCATCTCTCCAGGATTGAATCTCAGAAGAGAAAGAAGAGAAGTCATCATCATTAAATGACATTGACTCCCCTTCAACTGAATGTGTTTGAACACCCTCAGAACCAATCCTATTAAAGCGTTTGATGGACACTTCAGTAATAATATATTCTAGTTCGTCAGGTATGATTTGGACGCTTAGAAGCGCTTTAAGTCGACTTTCCGTAAGTCTTACAATGGTATCTAGCTTTTCATCATCATTTTGCAAACCAAGAAGCAGTTTTACATCATTTAATACGGTTGTTGTCGACATATTCAATCACCTATGCCTTTAAATCAACAACTACATCACCTTTTGATACCGCTTTGTAGTTTTTGTCACATTCTACTACAGTACAATGATTAGTTTCTGCTGCTTTGATATCTGCTCCTTCTTCGAAGTTCTTCCAAGATTTTACATCTGCACCATATGCCACTGTTTCTTCAGAAGCTCCTACCTTGAATTTGAACTTGTTGTTCATAGATTGCAACTGTTCTGCAACTGCTACTTTTGTAGTTCCTGTTTCCTCGCCTTTAGAAGCAGTCAATGTTAAATCACGTAAAGTTTGAGTATCAGCATCACCTACTGCAAAGTGTGCAATTGCATCCTGATATTCACACATTAAATGTAATCCCATGATAGCGAACATATCAGAAATAGCACGATCATAGTTTCCTTCTACATGGAATCCTAAGAAACCAGTAGTGCTATCTGTAGTATATGAAAGTCCTGCTTTAACAAATTCAGAATCACTTGGATCTACATAATATGCAATGATGTTGTTCATTGGAGTAGCCACTACTGTTTTTTCTGCAACTCGGTCTGTTAAGAATACAATATCTGCTCCTAAGAAATTCTTAATGTATGTTAAACCAAATGCAGTCTGCATAGATACTTTAGCTTCTCCTAAATAGCGATATGCATCCAAAGTATTTACGAATACAACAATACCAGTGGTATTTCGTTTCATTTGTTGGAATTTGTGTTTAACATTACCAATTGCCATTGCGATAGCCATTTGCCAAGTAGCTTCATGCCCTACTAAACTGCCTAAATTCAACTGTTTATATAAGCGATCAGTGATGTTATCTTGCAAATCAATACGGAACTGTTCGTCAGTATCAGCTACTGCAGCTTCATATCCTTTCTCTGCAATCGCTTCAATAGAAACAGCTTTGCGGAATTTCTCGATTCGAATTGTATCGAACACTTCTTCTTCAACTTTGTATTCGCTTAATGGAATTGATTCACCTTCTGCTACCTTTCCATCCTGTAATGTTCCTGTTACTTTCTTTGTTTTTAAAACAGAACCGTTTGCTTTACGGATTGGACGAATGATTCCTAATACATCCAATAAAGCTTGGATGTTCTTTCCAAAACTAGTAACAAAATCAATTTCATGTGCTCTAACCTGGATGTTATCTGCTCCTGTTAATCCTGTAGGCGCTGCAAACATTTGCAAGTTCATACCTTTATAAATTTTTTTCATATGTTAATTCTCCTTTTTCTATTACTGGAATAAATCCATATTTTCCGCAATCATGCGTTGTCTTTCCATTGGATCAGTGATATTCAAGATTGATTCACGAGTTACCCCTTTGTTTGAACCTCCACGTTTAGGACCGTTCCCTTTCAGTTTTTCTTTAACTGCTTTTTCTACTTCTTGTTCAAACATCTTAACAAATGAATCAACCGCTTTCTTTGTTTTATCTGCATCTTGATTAACTAGAACAGATAAAAGGTCATCACCAACGTTAATATTGTGCTCTGTGCACATTTTGCGTGCTTCATTTGTCATTTCCGCAATCGCATTCTTTGCTTTCAATTCATCTAGCTCTTTTTGCACCTTGTCACGTTCTGCTTCTGCTCGTTCTTGTGCATTCATATCGGCTAAGCGCTTAGCTTCTTCTTTTTCTTTTTCCTGGTCGGCTTTCCAACGTGCAAATCTTTTGTCAAGAATCGCATCCAAATCTTTATCTGAATATTTCTTTTTAGATGATTTGTCTTTTTCTTGGTTGTCTTGTCCTTCAGTTGATTGAGTCTGATTTGATTGAGTGTTTTCTGTTCCTGTACTCTCATTCTCACCTGAAGTTTCATCTGCAAAAAGTTGTAAGCAAAAAGGTAGTCTGTCATTGAATTTTTTCATATTTATATTTCCTCCTATTTTTCTGACTTTGCTTGTCATTTCCCATATCTTTTTAAGGCTTAAATGCTTGGCCTGTAACCCATACAGTTTAACGACGTGAATGCTTGGTCTTGTTTGGTAGTGTGGATATGTAGGCTTTATAAGTCTTGGCTTTTCCACAAAAAATGCACCGTTGATTACGTACTTCAACGATGCACTCTGGCCATTGATCATAATATTGTCTTTCGACACGCTCCAAATATTTGTGATTACACATCTCTCAGTTCCACACATTCAGGATATGCTTCTTCTGTACCTTTGCATCCAATTCTGAAGAAATTAATTGCTAGTTCTCCAGCAAGGTCCAAGCCTGAGATATACAACGTCTTGCTATCTTTATCAGGTTCGTAATATCTGCAAAGTGCATCCGATGTTTCGTCGATTGAATTGGCCAATGTCAAAAATAGTACTGAGATAGCGCTGCAGACGATATCCTTTCCTATCGGAGCGTAACGAGCATGGCCATGTACTTCAATCAGGCAATCACTTTCTGTCTGTTTAATCTTAATTTTTATCACATAGTATCACCTGTTCCTTTTCGGTATAATAAAAGGCCACTCGTTTGAGTGACCTGATTTTTAGAATCCTGGAATAATGTCCTTAACATCTTTCAGAGTATTCTTAACTTTTTGAAGCATAGAATTTTCAAATAGATATTCAATACCCTTTGGCGTAATTAAAATATTGGTTAAGTCTCCCCAGTGAATACCATCTTTTGTATTTTCTGGATTAATTCCAACAACATAACCGTCTTTTAATAATCCAATAATTATATATTGCCAATAATTTTCCGGTATAGAATATTCATCATTTGTTAAAAATCTTCTATCTGGTTTTTCACCTTTTTTCAAGCAATCATATAAGTACTTAAGTACCTGATATACAATTACAAAATAATCATCTCTTGCCATGACTTCCTCCAAAAACAGTTACTTAATTACATAACCCTTGCCCGGTTTTTTCAATTCTTCTTGATGTTTCTCAAAAGCTTCCTTAATTTCTTGTGGAGTATCCGGTTTTAATACCTTTTTTTTGATTGTTGACTTTTCCCTGTCAATATAGGGGTCCCAAATTGGCGCCCAATGCATGATTATATTTACCTCCTTAATTTAATGTCTACTAATCGTTTGATTTCTTTTGAGATTTCATGAGCATTATCGCCATTTATAAAGCAATCACTAAAAGCTTCTGCCATGGTTTCTGAATAACTTTCAGATGCGTATCTCGAAATATCGTCAATCAATCCGCTTAACTTTTTCCCTTTAATTATACCTTTTGCCCTGAGATTATTAAAGGCTTCTAGAACTATTTTTTCAGCTTCATTACAGTTATTCCAGGCGTTTTCTTTTTGTAATGTGTTTTTGTAGTTTACATTCCTATTCAAGAATACAAATTCTAAAACATGAGCGGATTCATGTACCATATCGCTCTCAATTGTTGTACCTTTTATCCAATATCCCCTTTCAACCTGCTCTTTTATAAGGTTTCTATAGGCATCTGGATCTTTAAAAAACTTAGGATTTAAGCTAATGTCGTTTTCATTTGGTCTAAACACCATTGCTCCATGCTCAGAAGTTGATATTCGCTTTACATATTTATTGATTTCCGGATATTGATTTAGCATGTTTCTTAAGCTTTTAAGCGCTCTTGAAACACTTGAGTAATTTAGTTCTTTTACAGACTCGTCTACCTCAATATTAAAGTCATTCTTCCATTCTGTGGATAAATCGGCATAACGCTTATCATTTGAAACTTTCGTGAGTTTACTTTTTACCTTTGACATTAAAAAGCCTTTGCTTTTATCTGATTGTCTTTGTTTCCACTCATCAAACCTTAGACTATGCTCTCCATTTGCTAACCCATCTAGCCATTTTTCATACTCCTTACGGTCTGAATGTGGTGCCGTTGCGCAGTGGCAATTTGGATGCATAGGTGGAGCGTTTTCTCCTATTTCCATGTCTTTAAGCTTGAATGTTTTGCCATCCATTTCTTTACATAATGGACACACGTCTTTTAATCCGCACGCCACATATTCATACTCATCTATTCCGTTTGCTTCGTAAGATTCAATCTGCGCTTGTGTTTGAACTCGTGCAATTTCTGTTCGCAACAATCTTTCTGCATTGCATCTAGATACATCGAACTTTTTACGAATGAGCGGAATAAACTCTCTTGGATTTTTGCCTTGAATCAACGCATTGGATAAAACACTGGATAAACTGTTTTTTAGTTGGTCTTGATTGACCCAAATTCGTTCTGAAAAGGTTGCATTCTTAAAAGATGAATCTGCTACTGCTTTGGCCGTCTTCGCATTGTCAATCACTGTATCACCTAAGATAGAAGCATTACGTTTGATCTCTTCTAAATACGCTCCTTCTAGTTTATCACCAGTATACGATTTCAATTCATCATGGCCTGCCACAAGCTCTAATCCAATGTTTGCTTTTAAAAGTTCCAATCGGTTGACTTTCATTGCTAAGTTATAAAGCCTCATCTGTTCATTGGCTTCATCCGAAAAGTTCTTTTCCTTCACATACTTCTTAGCTTTTCTTTGATATGCTTTGATATCTATGTTAGAAACTCTTTTTTTAGCTTCTGCCATAGTAATGTTTTCTTTATTTGCATAGCGAGTAAAAAAGGACTCGATTTCCTTTTCAACCGAATCCATCATATTTGCATATATTTCTTGTATCTCATCCGCATATTGCTTTTCATCTTTTAAGCGTTTCTTTTTCCATTCAAGCTCACGATCTCGCCAATATGTTTTACTGCTCATCGTTTTGTGAATCCTCATTATTTTGGAAGATTCGGTTTTCAGTTTCTACCATATCATTCTCATCTTCCTTTTTGATACGCTCCATTTCGGCATTCGTATCCTCAACTGCCGAGATAAACGACAACTGAGTTTCGTGAGACACGATTCCTGATAATTGTGCAGCAGTCTGTGCTTCTTCTAATAAGTTTGCAGGATAATTTTGTGTAAACTTGTATTCAACCTCAAGCCAGTCATTCTCAGAACGATGTGTGATCGCATTACTAAATAAGACACGATATCTACGATTCATTCCAGACGTGAACTTTCGCTCTTTCGCTTTTGCCAGGTTTGACATAGAAAGAAGTTTATATCTCAATGCAATTCCTGATGACGTTCCAAAGTTCTCATCATTGATATTGGCCACCATTGAGTTTTGGAAGATTAAGCGTTCTAATCTGTTGATTAGATTTTCCTGTGTTGCATCTGCATTTGGCTTTGACATGAAATCAACTACGATTCCATCACCACTTCCATCCGTTGACTCAAAGTTAATTGTTCGATTATCACGGATGTGTACCAAATCTGACTCTTCTAATTTTGGACCTAAGATTTTTAAATAGGCATCTGCAAAGTAATCAACATCATTTGCTTTTTCTGACATTGCTTTGTTATAGGCATTGATCAAACTGTATGTTGATTCAAAAATAGACATACGTTCTTCATTTTCAATAAATTCAGTGGCCGGAATATCATTGAATCCATGCTCTACACCATCAAATACATGAAGACCGCCTTTATCGTTGAACTCATACTTATATGTTTTGTCATAGATATATCCACGCATTACTTCATCAACAATATGATATGTTACAAAATATCTAGGTTTCTGAACTGTTGATTCATCATAAATCATGAAGCCTTCTCTTGGATCTAAATAGGTAATCCCTAGATTTCCGTAATCATCATTAAAATACAATTCATATCCTTTTCCAAAAACACTACAAATCTTAGATAGTTCTGCATTGTTGTCGTCCTGATCATTGTATTTATCTAGCAAGTTGATATAATCATCAATTTCTTTTTTCTTAGATGACACTTTGATTGGAACGCCAATAAAAAAACCGTTGAATGTATCAACAATGTATTTCGCAAAGTTGACTACCACACGGTTATCGGGTTTATAGGCTTCTTTGTTGGCTTGATGCAAGATTGGATAATCTCCAATATAGGCATCATATAGCTTTTTATATCTGTCTGTGATTAATGATTTATGCTTTGTTATCAATCCATTTAACACTTCAATGTTGAGGATATCTTTGTCGTCAGATAATTTAAATATCGTATCCGGTTTAATAATGTATGCGTTCATTAAATGCCTCCTTTAAATGTCCTTACTTTGACTCGGCAAAATGCATATTTTTCAACTGCATAACGCATCGAGTCCATTAAGTGGTTGAAATCATCAATTGGGCGGTTAATTTTGTTACCCAATCTATCTTCATCCCATGTGTAGTTTCCTATTTCAGTTATGAAATTAACACATCTAGGATGAATGATAATTTCGAAATCTTGAATATACTGAATTCCATGTGTGATGGAATCCTTTCCTTTTTGTGACTTTTCAACACGAAGACCATAACCCCTAAGCTCATCAATCGACTTAGGCTCAGCACAGTCTGCCGTGAAAGACTTCTTTTGATAATGTGAGCTTTCAATCTCTTCATAAAGCCTTTTATTAGAAAGGCCTTTTTTATAAATTTCATCCCAAACATAGAGTTTCTTATGTTCTGTATCAATGAAACCTATAAAAACTGCAGCAGGATCATTTGTATAACCGAAGTCAATACCATTTACAGATTCACAGTCAATAACCTGATCTAGTGTAAATTCTTCTTCTTTCCAATTCTCATAAACCAATCCTTCAACAATACCCCAATTACCAAGACCTGCCACCTGATATCGTCTAGGATTATTCTTCTTCATATTTTCAAACAACCTTAAATCGGCATCATCCAGCCATTCATTACACTTATAATTGGTTGTGATAGCCAATATATCAGGGTCATTCTCTACATCAAAGAAACGTTTTTTAAGCCAATGGTGTTCATTCCAAGGGTTGAATGTAATCATCCACTGTTTCCAAAGATGAGGTGGCAACTCACCACGAATTGACTCATCTAATGTATCAAAATCTTTTTCACTTGTTATCTCATAGGACTCTTCAAGCCATGCCCAACACAAATACCCATATTCAACTGTGATAGATGTTACTTTTAACGGATCATCAAGTCCTCTAAAAAGAATCTTTTGACCAGTTCGAAGATAGGTTGCTTCTAAAGGTGAATACTTGAATTCCCATAAGTTTTCAACTTCCAACCTTTTTGTGGCCCATTTTAAATCCGTAAAGCACGAATCTTTAAGTGTTCGATAAGTCTTACGTACAACTAATGTATTCGATTTATCGTATTTCATCATGTTGTATATGATACGCAATGCAGTTGTTTTCGACTTCTTAGAAGCACGAGAACCTTTGCATACATCATAACGTCCTCTAAAGTTCCAATAAGACTTATATCCTCTTCCAACTATTTTAGGTAACCTGATAGTCTTAGTCTTCAAGCTCATCCTCTCCTTCGAACTTAGGAACTACGATTTCCGCTTGAACCTTATCAGTGAATAGTGCATATCTTTTTCCAAGCAATTCCGCAGCTTTATTTGCATCAGAAAGCTTTGCAGGAATCTCAACGATTTGAGGGACTTCTTCTTTGACTGTCTGCTTTCTTGGCTTGCCATCTCCTGTATCGACATACTCTGAATGTTCTTTTGTCACTGTAACGACAACAGATTCTTTCATTTCTCGTCGCATTACTTTCGTGAGGTATTCCATGACTTCTTGAACATCTGCCACATTGTTACTGTGTGCTTTCTCGAGACACTCATCTACATATTCTCTGATATGTGGTGATGCTAATAGCCTGGATGCATGCTTTGATGCATTATCTCGGCTCTTGCAATTCTTATAAACTTCCAAATAAGCATCCACTGCGTTCATCGTTATCAAATATTTCTCACAAAAAAGCTTTTGCTTTTCAGTCAGTTTAGCCATAGAATTCCTCCTTTCTTGCATAAAAAAAGCCAAGACCTCTGTCTTGACATAATTTCTTATGATATTAGTTTACCACGGAATTCCAGTTCCCTAGGGAACTCTTTTTATGTGAATTAAATCACAAAGAAAATCTTGTCACGATTTGTATTCACAGTTATAATAAGCATGTCGAAAGACAGCAACTAATATATAAATGAACTGTATAAACATCTGTATGAGGTTCGAAAAAGGAGGATTGCTTCAATCGTTTTATCACGGTTAAGCATAAAAAAGAGATGTACGCCAATACATCTCTTTTTTATTTTTTGAGGATAATTGCAACTAATATACCTACACCTGATTTTGGAGGTTGGTGTAGGATTTTTTATGTCACTAGCGTGACACTAAATATAAGATAACAACTAGAATAACTAAATATTCCATTGTTGTTAAAACTCCATAAATTATTAGCTGCCGTTACCCTCAACTTTCGTTAAGTTTTGCAGCACCATGTTGCTATATCCTCCTGGAAGCTTTTTATCACTTCGACTAGATAATAATAGCAATAATTTTAATAATTACAAGGACTTGAAAAGCAAACAAATTAATGCTTGACCTATACATAAAGCATACTCAATATATATTTTTTATAAAAATTTAATTCATCATATCAATTTACTTAATCCATCGCGTATATGTTTATACATTCCACGCTTCGTATAACCATATTTTTCTGCAACATCCCATGCATTCATATTCCAAAAGTATAGATCAAACAAAATATTCTGATCGCGCAAAGATAGAAGTTCTATCGCTTTACATTCGTTCAAACGTCTACGATAATAGTTGATTTCTGCCACCTTTTGAGATTCTTCCTCCATCATTCCTAAAGGACTTGTATAAGAACCATGAAAGGTCGGCATAGGAGCATTTGATTTCTCCTGCTCCTTTGTCAACCTAATTGGATTATGACTAAGCCCTAACATTTTATGATTCAGAACTTCTAGTTCCTCGTTTAATTCAATAATTCGATAGCAGCAATAATTAGCCGACTTCAAGTCATTCAACATTTGATTTACTTTTAATTTGTTCAATTTAACCACCTACTTCTTCTTTGCGACAACTGACCCTCTGTGCCAGGACTCTTCCCCACTACGATATCTGCGTTCATTTGCTCTTTCCTGATGTAGTTTGTATTCTTTCAGCCCTAGATTCTCACGCTCTAGTTTAGCAATGTAATCAATGACGTGATCCAATTTATTGTCCAGGTCAAACGATTTGTCTTTCGTTGCATTTCGAACGAAACGAAAGTAATTCAACAATGAATCACATTCATCTTTGATTTCTTTGTTGTGAATTTCATATTCAGTTAAGTTCATCACTTCGTCTCCTCAAATCCTTCGTAAGAACTAGCATACATACATTTGTATGTTCGCAAGTCCTTGTTCTTTTGTTCCATACGATACGATGAAGTACTTGATTCCTTCGTAAGCGCCTTCATCAACTAGTTGATATGCTCTGTCACGGTAATATAACTCTTTATTCTTCATCCTCTGTATCCTCATCTCTTAAAGCTTGTCCACAAAAAGGACAACGTGGATAATATTTATTTCCATGATATGTTGGAATAGGTACAACTCCATGCTTGCAAGTTGGACAACATAACATCGAATCGAAACATGGGCCAAACTCAATATCGATAGGTTTCTTAGGCGTTTCTTTATCCGCAAGATTCCCCAACAATTTAAAATATGCCTTGGCACGAGCAGTCTCTTCTATGTCTGCTGCTTCGCATGTAACTTGATGTTCTTTTTCAAGAACTTGCAACGCTTTTTGATATCCATTCATTTGTGTTCTCCTTACTTTCTATATACATTGCGCCAAGCAACAAAAATAATGATTGCAATCTCAATAATTCCTGGCAGTAATACCAACCACCAAGACCATGTGATTGCATTAATTAATTTCAAAATTATAAAAACAATTGTCAGTACATCTAAAAATCCCATTTTGTTTCTCCTTCATACGGCTTAAGCAATTCCATCCAAGCAACGACTTTAAATTTACTTAATGTAGTTTTCTTTTCTATCGACCATTTGCCATCAGTTGTATGTGATGATTTAACAGTTCTTATACCATCTTCATATTCAAGAGTCACAAGCACCTCTTTTGATTGCGTTCTCCAAAGCGCATCGCTCCATTTATCTGTTCCGTACAATTTAGCAAAGATGCTATCGTGTTCCTCTGGCAGCCTTTCAGAAACAGGAATCCATTCACCGACTTTTGGCTGCTTTTTAATAATGTCAATAAACATGAATAGACAATCATTCCATCCATTGTTGTATCCACCTTTTTGATTCTGTAAATCCAGATCCATCATATCGTTCAATGCTTCTGGTCTTGATTGAAGCAATACCTTTTCATTTATCATTTTTATTCTCCTGTTTCCTCTCATTTTTATAACTGCCTGTTAGCAACAATAACAACAAGAACCAATAACTGTAATTTGCACACATATAACAAGTGATTCCAATTATTGCTAAGTTGTATAGCATACAAGCTATTTCTACCATTTTCTTTCCGCCTTTACTCTTTCAACAAGATTATCGAGCCCTTCTAAGTCTTTGCAACTTTTCAAAGCTTCGCCTTTTGACTCTGCAAGCTTCCTGAGCAAGCGTTTAATTCTTCGTTTCAGAATAGCTTTTCTGATTTTTGCGACAATCCAATCTACAAACGCAAATGAAACTTTGACATAGACGGCAAAGGATATAATAACCCACGCAATTACAAAGCAACTCTTAATAAATTCTACTGGTCCCATTTAATCCTCCCCCTTCGTTTGAATCATCATTGTTCATGCTGCTTCATATATTTGATTCCAGACCTTATTGATCTTTTCTTCATATTCTTCTTTTGATACATACTTAATTGGCTTACCATTAAATGCACTAGGATGTAGAGTGAATCCGTATTTCTGCTTTATTTCTTCTAAATCTTTTTCTGTCATGCCTTAACATCCTCATCTGCAGGCATTTCGTAAAATTGGCCTTTTTCACTTAAACAATAGCAATTTGTGCCGAAAGCTGGTGTGACTCTACTTGGATAAGGACATTCAATTTTTCCTTGAATTTCATCTAGTACCTTTAAAGCTTTTTCTTCGGTTGAATATTCACCAATGAATGAACAACCGGCCCATATTTGTTTATCATGATAAATGGTTACATCATGAATTTCTTTTAATTTCTTTTTATCTTGACTCCTAACCCACATAACTTACTCCTTTATATTTTTTCTTAATTCTTTCACAAATCTTTTTAGCTCAAAATAAAGCAAAATTGGAAGTATAATCGGATAAAGGATTGTTACTAACCAAAAATAATCATATGCTAGATAACTGATATCATTTACGATATATGAAATTATCATCCCAACCACAATATAAACTCCAAAAAGCATTACAATCTCGACTATAAGCTCAATATCCATTAGTATCCCTCTTTCAGCCTTTCCATGTTGATCGCATTCTTTCTCATATAAGCTGCATAGACTTCTTCCAGGCAGAATCCTAAGTGTTCGCTCAGTGCCAATAGATACATCAATCGACTATCTGCAAGATCAATAATGCGTGTCAATGCAGTTGCTATTCCAAGGCCGATATCCATTTGTACCATAGGCATATAGTCACGAGGACTTTCTAAATCGTACCCGAGATCATCCAACAAATAGGTTCTTTTCCCATAAAACAATTCATAGATCAGGACAAAGTGGAAGACATCTGCCAACTCTTCCAGGACTTTATTTCTGTCGACTGGTTCCTGAGATTTCTTCCACCAGCACCAGTCACCTTTGAGTTCATGAGTGAATTCACCAATCTCATCAAGTGTGGCTAAGTCAATCTGTTCCTTTGAAATTGTAGTCAAACCATACTCTTTCATGATGGCCGAATTCAGCTCATCTTGTTTTTTTAGCATTGTCTCAATCATGCGTAGTTCTGAGTCTTTCATTACTTTTCCTCCTTGTTGTCTTTTGAGAAAATCCATTCAAGTGTTTTGAACGTTTCCTCGTTTTGTTTTTTCTTCTTTAAAACTTCGCCATTCTTCGTCAGAACGGAAGGTCATCCGATGCAATCTCAAGAGCATCAACTTCGGCTTGTTGAGTCAAGCTTTGCGCATACTGCACATTCGATTGATTGTAATTCCTTGTCTGAGCTCCATACGATTGATTCTGAGCGTAATTTTGAGTGCCATAGGTATTTGTAACCCCTAGAGTATTTTGCTCGTTAAAATCATTTCTAGGTGTCAAAAACTGCACGTTCTCTGCGATGACTTCTGTGACATAGACTTTCTGTCCTTGCTGGTTGTCGTATGAACGTGTATTGATTCGGCCTTCGATGCCTAGCTGATTGCCTTTCTTCTGGTACAGCTGGATGTTGTCGGCCAGTTTGTTCCACGCAACGCAGTTGATGAAATCAGCATCTTGTGTTCCGTCTTGATTCTGTCTTCGATTAACCGCCAAGGTAAACGAACACACGCTTGTTCCGCTCTGTGTCTTTCTGAGCTCTGGATCACGTGTCAATCGGCCAATCAGAACGACTCTGTTGATATTCTGCATAGGCTCACGCTTTCAATCCGCAATCATTTGCGATTGCCTGCATAGATTCGGCCATCATCTGACGCATCTTTTTCGTGTCTGCAGTAACCAAGTCGACCAGGTCGTTGAATTCCGCCATGTTGATCGTGCTCTTGAAAGCTTGATACTTCTCAACAAGTGTCGGCTCAACTTCTGGTTCTTCTTCCTGGATGGATTCAACCACCTGAGTTTCTTCTGGTTTCTGCTTAGGTTCTGCATTGACTACGGCCTCCGTTTTTTCTTCGACTTGCTTTTTGGCAGCGGGTCTGCCACGTCGCTTTGCTACTTTCTCGACGATATCCGATTCACGAATGTTCATGCCGTTGATTCGGTATGGTGCTACGTTGTCTGAATCGTCAACGTATGCGATAAGTCCTTCTCTGTCCACTCCTGCACAGTGATAAACGACTTTATCACCAGGAGCGTATTTGAGTTCTTGCTTTTCGATTTGCTTTTTAGTTTTCATTTTCACAGTTCTCCATTTTTGATTTTTTCCCGCAACTGCGTTAATTCGCTATGCAGCTGCTCTTCTGACATTTGGACTGGTTCAGCATAGAATTTCTCATCCAGTTGGATTGCTCCGATTCCTGGATTGTCTTCTTCACGTTCCGCTTTGCTCCATTTCTTCAAAAGCCCTCTCCAGTCCCTGATAGGATCGTTGCCTGTCTTCCATCCGGTGGATTCGTAGTGTTTCCAAAACTTTTTGGCATCTACGTTCAAGTTGTGTTCCTGGATGTAGTCCACGATTTCTGAAATGGACGGTTTAACAAAACAGTCAGTCCAGTCAGTCTGCACATTTTCGTTTGTTGCACTTTTTGACGTAGCCACACTATCTAACTTCTGACTACTGACTGACTTATTTCTAGACTCTAGACTCTTATCTCTAGACTCTAATCTCTTATCGGACAATGTCCTTTTTTTGTCCGAGACAATGTCCTCTACTTTGTCCTTCGATTTTTTCTCTGTTTTTGAGCTCATTTTTCGAGTGCTTTTTGAGCCTTTTTTTGAGCTTTTTTCAGACGGATTTTTCTTCTTATTTTCACGATACAATCTCTTTTTTTGTGCCCATCCGGTTTCTGATCCAATCATCGATTCATAATTTGCAATCTTCATCACATTGTTATCAGACACTACAATCAGTCTTAAATTCTGGAATAATTCAAGGGCCGCTCTGACTGTGTCTGCGGAAAAAAACTTTGTGTCACGTGCAATTTTATCGACAGTGTATGGAACTAATATATTGCCAATTTTTGTAGCTAAAACACCATTTGTGTTTGATGTCATGGTGCACAATTTTATGTATAGGGTTACGTATTTACATCCGTCTTCCTGGGATAAAAGAAAATCGATTGCGTCACTTTCGAAAAAATCAGTCTTCAACTTGATCCAATAATAAACTTTGCTATTATCCTTGATTTCCGACATATGCAATCCTTTCTATTCTTCTTCTGGTTCTATTTCATTTATAACTACCATTACGCATGGTTTCTGTGCATATCTCTTGAAGACATGCAGGTCTGATACTTGCTTATCATCTTCGAAAGCCACTTTATTTAAAGAGTCCAGTACAACCTTTGCAATGTTGTCGGAATCTGGCTTCTTTTGTGGTTGGATTTCATTTGCGAGCATCTTATTTAATTTCACTTTTGATACTTTCTTAGGTGGCGAGAAATACGCGAAAATCTTCACTTCCAGGGACCCTTCCAGCATGCTTGGAGTGCCACACTGTTCCATGAAGCTTAATCGTACTAGATTCTCATATTCAACTGTTTTAGGTGGTGTATGCACACTTACATACTTACCACGATTAGAGAATCGAGGCCGTCCTTTGGACCCCGGTTCTCCTGGTACTACAAACTGATAACGCATTATTCTTTGATTTCTCCGGTCACCGGATCTTCACCAGGCTGTTCCTGATATTCTGCATCGAAGAATTCATTTGGAACATCTGCCATATCTTCTTCAATCGTTGTCTTGATTGATTCATCTGTATTCATTTGCTTAACGAATTCAGTTTTTAATGGTGCATATTTAAGCAGCTTTTTTAAAACTGTCTTCTTGGCCATTTCATCAAAGTTTGTTTTCCATGGTCCACTTGAAAATGATTTTGAATATTTTTTCGCATGATCAAGAACATCTTCATACGACATGACCTGGAATCCTTGGCCACCATTCACTAATTTGAACGTTGCATAATAATAGATTGGCTTACCACGATTTGTTCTTGCAGGTTTATGTTTAAGCACTGGATCCATTCCAAGCTCATACTCAAACTCATCGTTTTCATAAACGACTTGCGCATCAATCATCTTGACTTCGCCTGAACGATATGCCAGGTCAATCAATCCCTTGTAGCCAATCTGGAACTGACAAGCTCCACCATACGGAATCAGATAGGCTTGTCCTAGTGGAGTGTTTGGCTCCAATCCTAATTGTGCTGCATTCATCATTGCAGCCAAGAATGACTGTGGAGTACATGATGCTAGCTTGGCATTATTAGATACTGCAGATAATGCGATTCGTGTGAATCGTTCTGGAGTCATTACACTAGGCAATGCCTTCGCGATTTCTCCTGACATCACAGAAATGTAATCTTTAATTGTTTGTGGCTGTTTTTTTGCCACTTTATTCGACTGCGTCTTTGCAATCATTCCTTGTTGATTTGTTGTTGTCATAAATATTTATCCTCCTACTGTTCTTTGACTAAAAATCTTCTCATTTTTCTTTGAGTTAAGTATTGATCATAAAGTTCAGGCTCATCTTTTCTGAATTCTTTAGTATCGAATGTATTTGATACCGATGTTTTCCATGTAACTTTGAATTTGTCAGATGTTCCAATACCAGAATCACCTAAGTAGTTCTTAACTTCATTCTCATGTTTCTTTTGAATTTCCTGGAGCTCCTTGATTTTATCTTTGACAAGCTTCAAAGCATCCAGTTCCGTCTGCAATGGAGTTAGATCCACAATGTTGTCTTCATCATTTTCTACTGGATGTAATTCACTGATTGCTTGCGCAGTGGAATCCGAACCATCGATTGGCGGTTCAATGTCCTTCTCCACACAGTTCCAGAACTCTTTCTCCTGCTCAATCAGTGCATTGACTTCATCATCACTTCTTAAAACTTCATAGCAATACAAGTCGACTCCAGGAATATAAATAGCTATATACCACTTAGAAAGACCCGTAACCGCCATATAATGCATACACTGTGCATAATACTGAGGCGGAATGTTTCCTTTCTGATACATATCTTTGTTGTATTCAGACGTGGTCTTGATTTCTAGACCTGCATCTTCTCCAACAACCAATCTGTCAACGTTGGCCAACATGAATGGATGATCTACAGATTGAAATGAAAATCCACTCTTTCGACATTTCTTGCCAGTTTCTTCTTCCCAACGTCTGGCCACATAAGCTTCCGCATCTCGACCAAATCGCATACGCTCATTGTCAATGTTCTTATGGATTCGGCCAGTCTTTTCACACCATAGTGCATAAGCCGATTTGTATTTGTTCATACCTAGAACGGAACCGGCATCAGAGCCACCGATTCCCTTTAGACGATTGTCCAGCCACTCTTCATGAGTAGCTGGCAACTTATGTTTGATTACTTTATTCATCTTCATTTGATTCATCCTCTTTTTCTTCTTCTGTTTCACCTGGATCATCAATGTAACGATTGTCGTTCCATTCTCTCCAATCATCGATATCTTTAAAGAATGGCATTGCTAGTTCTCCTTGAATGGTGGATGCTCCGCTAGAAATCTGTCCATTTCAGCATCATAGCATTCTCCACAGACTGCAAATCCAAATCCATATGCAGTATGTACTTCTCTCGATGTGTACATCTCACCATATTTGTGTAATCTTCCACATTGTGCACATGGCACCATCTTTTCCATGTCTTCTTCATACGTTCTGCATTCATCAGGAAGAAGAACATCTTCATACTTATGCAGCTTCGTGTTGTATCTGCCTGCTCTAATGGACATAGCACTTACCTCTTCTCTTTCCACTGTTGGCTTCGCAATAACTTCTGAGTTTTTGGTTCATCCTAGCATTGAACGCATCTACTGCACTTTCAAAGCAATCAGCTATCTGATCTGCTTCTAGATCAAATATAGATCCAATTGCATATATACTAGGATTTGCATGTGCTTCAATATCCAGCATAGGCGAAATACTAACTTCGTACGCACTGTCTAAAGATTTCAAATATTCTTTAAATTCAGATTTGATTTTCGCAAGATCATCAGGATTGTTAGATTTTGCGATATCTTCCTTTAATTTATCGAATCTTTCCTTGATTTCATCGATTTGAGCATTTCTTTTAAGTATTTCCTCTAAGCTTGCTTTTATTGGTTCGCGGTGTCCCTTTTTTCCATATTGATGTCTCCCCTCTAATGAATCTGATGATCAACTTTGTTCATGTTGATTTGTCTTTCAAGCTCTTTTGAAAAAGCCTGCGTACACGCTTTGAAGCATTCAGTGATTAGATCAGGCTTCATGTTTGTAGTAATTCCAAAGATTAAAGCACCGGCTTTTGATTCACCAGTTACAACTGGAGTATCGAATCCAGGAATCACTCTCAATTCAAATGCTGCTCCGCAATTCTTAATTAGATTCTGGAATTCTTCTATAATTGCGTCACCCTCTTCTTTTGATACATCACCTTGTAGCTTTTCATAAAGCTCATTTAGTTTGTCATTCATTCTTTCATATTTTTTCGACTCATCATCGAATTCATTCCCACTTTTTTTCAATACAAATTGTTTCATTTTTGATTTTCTCCTTTTTACCTTTTACTCAAACCCTGCAACCTGGATATCACAGTCTGCTGATAGCCTAAATTCGAACCATTTTTTTTGCTTTATCTTAGGAAGTTTTACGAGTTACAATTATGGATTTTTTTCTGACGTGCTTTCAATTATAACGTGTTTTTTTGAGTAGGATAGGAGTATTGAAATATCATCAATCCGTTAAAGAAATATATTTTTTTAGCAGACCACGTCACTTACGGCAATACCCAGGTTGCAAGATTTGAGTTATTTGTTTATAATTTAATTGTTCATTTTTGATTGGCCACTTTTCTAATAAGTGGTCTTTTTTATATCCTTCTTGTGCTACGCAGCTTGATCAGGTTATCCAAATAAGGCTGCAAGCCAAGAACATTAATTACCTTTGCGGTTGGCCATCCGAAACAATTGGATTGAACGCCAAGCTTATTCAACTCAGTCTTAACCGTTGCGCTGCAACATCCAATAATCTCTGCCAAGTCTCCCTGCGTGATATATGCATACTTTGTAAGCTTCTGGATCTTGTCCTCAACTTCTGCATCATATTCCATACAAGAGACTGTTCTAATATTCTTCATAAGCTGAACTCCTTTCTACAGTCGAATAGACTGGATAGTCGTACATACAAACGCAGTAGCGATCATACATCCAATCACTAACACAACACTCGCAAATAACATCCAGTTTGCGAAACGCTGCTTTCTGCGCACTGCCTTCTCTCTTTTATCCAGTTCAGAGTATCTGTGCATCATTCTTGTATACTCTGTTTCATGTGAATTGTTTGCGAATGGAGCAAGCTCACACTGCTGTTCCATAATGGCATCGGCCTTCTTTACGGCCTTTGCTCTAGATGTTGATTTTGCGGTTGACATAATGTTATTTCCTTTCTTATCTCCTTTAAAAAATTCTTGCTATAATTGATTTAGAATATGAGGTGTTGTGCTATGCTAGAATTCATAACTGAAAATATTAATATCCTAAATTTAATCATCAGTACTCTTGCCTTATTAGCTGCTATCTATGCCGTCGTTTATACCCATGTGTTTAATCGTCGCCAAATAGAAGTTGATGGTTTCTATATTGATCCATCTAGAGAAGAAGCAACTGAACTGACATTTTCAATTAATAATATTTCGCCAAAATCTATCACAGTGAATAAAATCTCTTTTATGTGTGATGGTATAGAAGTTCAGTCATTTGATGATCACAAAGACGAACCAGAATATGTTTCCGGTCCTTTAGGAATAAAAATCGAGGTCCCTTCATTGGACAATGGAATACCAGATATTCTTGAATCTCCAACTGTCTTATTGCCAAATTCACATATGGAATTTACTTATTACTTACCTCATTTCAAAAACGCAAATATTAGAATAAGTTGTAACCAAAGGATCCATCATCTATCAAAAGAACAAACATTCTCAGTTCCTAGACAAAGTGATTAAAATAATGATCTGACAAATCAAAGTGCAAAAATTCATCAACAAAGTTAAAACTTGCATTTAATTTTCCTTTCTAGCCTCCTGTACTGTTCTGTTTACATTTGATCAAGAAGCGGGTATCACATCTCTAATAGTCTCAGTACTAACAGTAGTAGTACTAATGAGCCTAGGACTGCGATGATCAGATGATATTGCACCCTTTTTTTATACAGAACCTGGAAGAACTCCTCTGTTGCTTCATCAATTCCATATTCCTTAATAAACTGTTTTCTCAGCCTTTCATAATCTTCTTTTGTTTCATACATATGGGGTTTCACTTCCTCCTTTCTACTACGTTTCTACTACGTTTTCTATGTTCTACTCCGTTCTGGTGCAGCACTTGAGGTGCCACTTCTTACTGATCAACATGATTTGGTTACTGTTTTGTGTGCGAACACTTTTGTCCGATTAATTTTTAGATATTAGAGCAATAATTAGTTTTGGAGGCGATTCTTCACCTCATTCTTTTATGATAAAAACAAAACAGCGTCTATTTCTTTTGATTTGCGAACAAGAGATATTTTCATGTCATTCAGATTTTGCCATGTCAGTATGATAAGGGGACCTCATATTTTAGAATCTAGATTCTGCGAATGTTTGTAGGTAGCGCTAGAACCATGATTCTTGACGATAGCAATGAGCACTAATGGAATCTATTCCTTTCTATGCTTGAAATGACACCTCAAGTACTGCCCAGAGAAATTTTTTATTTATGTGCACTTTCGAAAATTCAATGATACTATCTATCCTGGAAGGAGGTGATTAACATGGGATATGAAAATGCTACTATTTGCATTAACGGCCATGTCATGAGTGCCAGTGATTCAAACGTACAACCATTTTGCTCCAAATGTGGGAAACCAACTATCTCAGAATGTACACACTGTGGTAGTCCTTTGCATGGAATGTACGAAATACCTGGAGTAGTTTGTCTTGGAGCAAAATACCACAAGGATTTGTATTGTTATAATTGTGGTAATCCTTATCCTTGGACAGAAAGTATTATCAATTCAGCAGTTGAAATTCTTTCTTTAGATGAGGAACTTTCAAAAGAAAACATTGACATCCTTAAAAATGCAATTCCTGACTTACTCGTTGACACACCACAAACACCAGTTGCAACCGCTAGATATAAACGATTCTTAGATAAAACCCAAAATTTTATAAAGAACTCTTTATATCAGTTATTTGTTGATGTTTTAAGTGACACAGTTAAGAAAAGCCTTTTCCCACAAGATCCACAATAATTGTCGCTTTTCTGAACGATATTTCCGCAATTCGAGCATGGAACAAGATTCTTATCTTTTAAGATAGCTTCTTGTTCTTTTTTTGTTAGTTCTGATATCTTAAGAGCCATTTAAATTTCTCCTTTAATAATCTGTTATGTTACTATCTCCTTTGAAAGGAGGTGTAACAAATGACTAAAATTTATGCTTGCCTGATTGGTGACTGGGTCTGCCTGAATGATGACCCTGATTGCAAAATAGGTCCGAACCAGGTCAATCCTCTTATTTGGTGGGAAGAAAGTGCTCAGCTTTATGCTCCACTTACAAGAAGATCTCCAGATACCCTTTACGAATTTCCTTATCTGAATATTCTTTATAAGGGAACTGATTACAGAATCAGTCCTTATCACATTCAGATTGTGACTTCATAAGCCCAGGGAAATCGAGATTAGCAGAGTAGTCACTCAACTCTTCCATACTTGGCATAGGTACACTTGCCTGTTTGGAAGAGTACTTTTTTTGTACATAATGCACAATCTGATTCCATTCATGCGGTTTCAATTTTGAAATCATACTTAACAAGGTATCTAATTCATCTTTTCTCATATAATTTCCTCCCATCCTCAACTACTGCGCCAATGTAAATTGGCTTATCCCCACATCTCCTTACATGCTTTTTTGAATTCAGGAAAAACGTTGGTAAACATACTGATTGGCACCTGTTTAGATCCGCAAATAACCTTTGATACATTAGAATTCTTATATTCATCCGAATCCTGAACCATATGAATCATTCGGTATGCCATTACTTTGTTGATTCCTAGTGACATTACGTCTTTGTATCCTAATAATGTTTTTGCCATGCGTTTTCCTCCTTTCTGTGGTAGTAGTTGGTAGTATTCTTTAAAATAAGTTTAATATTTTTAAACTTTTTCTGTAAAAAAATAATATCCTACTTGGTCTTTCGGAATATTTAACATATCGCATATTTTAACGATATCATCTCGTGAAAATGGCGTTTTACTTTGCATTTTTCGAGACATTGTATTTTCAGATGTTCCAAACGCTTCTGCAAATTGGTTTTGACTCCCATATTTCTCGATCATTTTAGCTTTTAAAGCGTTAAAATCAAACTTCATTTTTAACACCTCCTTCATTTGACAACTAAAGTTTAACTTTATTAAACTCTTTTGTCAACACGTTTGTTTAATTTTATTGAACTTTATTGTTGATTTACTTAATTTTGTTCAATATAATTAAATCGTGAGGTATATAAATATGTCAGAAATTAAAGATAGAATTATTGAAGCATTAAAATACAATAGAATGAGTGCAAAAGAACTTAGTGATAAAACTGGTATTTCAAAATCGTCTATATCTCAATATATGAGCGGATATGCCAAACCGAAACATGACCGAATTTATCTAATTGCTAAAGCATTACACGTTGATGAAGCTTGGTTGATCGGCTATGATGTTCCGATGGTTAAAGAGACATTCACACAGAATCTCTCCCCAAACGAAAAAAATCTCTTGGACATATATCGCGACCTGGATGATAAAGGCCAGCACACAGTGGATACAGTTGCCCGTATGGAACTGGATCGGGTTAAACATAAAAAAGTAGATTGA